AATACACTTTTTAGCGCCTCTAACGGCTTTTCTAATTGTGTTTGGTGTAGTTTATCATTGGTTCAATTAAAAACGCCTTAAATCGAATAAAAATGAATTTAGAAAATGTATACTTTGAAATGCACCTAAATAATGAAGTTTGGGTTTGCGCTGAAGAAGGAATTTCTTCCTACAGACTTTACTGCCGTTATTCCTTTGTTTATGGACAGGAATTCGAAAACGGAATAGGCTGCGAGCTGCACGTAGATTATGGAATTTGTTTAGAGACTTACGAAGACGGAACAGAAGAAGAATTTGGCTACGCAGTACACGAAGACTTCATAGACAAGCTAAACGAAAAGTTCACGGACTTTATGTACGAGAATCATTCGGACAAGATAGAAGAAAGGCTGCAATCGGACCACTACTACTATAAATACTATTACAATGAATAATTTATTATTACAGGTAGATTGGTGGCGCAAAGGCGGACACTTTAATTTTGAACTATACCTTGCAGTATGTAAGGCTAAACAGGTAAAAAATGAAAGCTTATAGAATTTATTTCAGGTGCTATCTAGGCACTACGGAAAAAGCGCCTTCACATATTTGTTGGCAAGTAGTCGAAGCTTACGACAAGAAACACGCAAGAGACAAGTTCGACAAATGGAAAGAATTAATAACAAAAATAGAATTAATAGAAGATGAAAAAAATTGATAAAATATTAGAATTTATAGAAAAAGACGGACTAACAAAAAACAAGAGAGACCGCCATTTAGTAGACAAACGAAGCTTTATTTACAACGCTTTAAGAACCGAAGGCTACACGTTGCAAAAAATAGGAGAAATATTCGGAAAGAACCACGCTACTATTTTAAATGGAATTAAAAAACACAAGCTGTTTACAAAACACAACGACTATAACTACGACAAAAACACGAAAGAATACAGGGAATTTTTAGAGGTTGGCTACATACAGCCTAGAAGCCTGCAAGACGATGTTTTACGATGCACTAATACAACGGAATTAAAATTAATTCAGGAACGTTTGATTATGGGTAAATATATTTAGTTATATTTGCAAAAGTTCGATGCAGGAACAAGTTCAATATATTATTAAGGGCAATGGCTGAGTAGTTCTGCATCAACGAAAAGCCGCCCTTTTTTTTATTTATGGCAACAGACAAAAAATCTTTTTTATTGTATTGCGACATTATGCATACAGTAAACAAATTAAGCGATGAACAGGCAGGAAAATTATTTAAGCACTTACTAGCTTACGTAAACGATTTAAATCCTGAACCTGAAGATGTAATAACAGAAATAGCTTTTGAACCTATTAAACAAACTTTAAAACGCGACCTACAAAAATACGAAGACAAGCGAGAGAAAAATAGAGAAAACGCACTAAAGCGATGGAATGCGACCGCATCCGACCGCAAGCGAATGGATGCCAAAAATGCCGATAGTGTAAGTGATAGTGTTAATGATAGTGTAAATGTAAATATATATAGGCGCTTCGCGCACTTGTCTTTAAGTGAAGAAGATTATATTAAGCTAAACAAAGACTATTCTAAACAACAAATAGACCGAGTATTAGATTCAATAGAAAACTTTTCTAAAAACAAAAAATACAAATCGTTATATTTAACGGCTAAAAATTGGTTAAAAGACGAACCAAAACACGAAGAAATAAACACTACTAAATTTAAAGCACCGTGGGATTAGAAGGATTCAAAATAACAGAAGCAGGCGATGTAATACAAAAAATGTATAAGCACCGCGACAACTACAACGAAAAAGGAAAGTATTTAGGATGGAAGGGACTAGACGAATACTATTCTATGCAACTAGGGAACTGCACAGATTGGACAGGCTTCCCAATGTCAGGCAAAACACAGCTTCTTATGGAATGCTTGTTAAACACTTCTAAATACTACGGATGGAAGCATTTAGTTTATTTTCCTGACGTAGGAAACAACGTAGAAATAATAGCCGACTTAATGCACAAGCTAACAGGAAAAAGCTTTAATCCTTTAGCGCCTAACGTAATAAAAGACGAAGAAATAAGCAGGAATATAGATTGGTTATTAGCGCATTTTAAGATTCTAACTAAACAAGACGTAAAGGCTAAAATGACGCCTTTTCAGTTTTACGATTATGCTGTAGAACTTAAACAAAAACACGGACTAGAAACAGCTTCCATAGATTCTTGGAAAGACTTAAGCCACCCATACAACGAATACGGAGGTTATGCACAATATTTAGAAGTAGTACTTCCTTACAGAAACCAAATAGCAGAAGACAATAACTTACACCTACACACAATTATACACCCAAAGCTTACAGAAAAAATAAACGGAAAAAGAAGCGTACCTTCGCCCTACGATTTAAAAGGAGGTTCGGAGTGGTTCAATTCAGGTAAGTGTATGATTACAGTACACCGCGAAGACTTAAGCTACAATCAAGCAATGGTAAACTTCAATAAGATTAAACCGCGTTCCGTAGGTCAAATAGGACAGCTTGTTTTGTGGTTTGACAAAGAAAAGTTTATATATTACGAACAGGAAAACCCTGCGCCAAATATTTACAATAAAATTTATGCTAAACAATGAAAACAATAAACAGCTTAAGCGGTGGACAGACTTCTAGTTATATTGCCGTTCATTACCCTGCGGACTATAATATATTTTCTTTAGTAAGAACCAACGACAAAAAAGTATTGTTTCCTGACGCGAAAATAAGGCAAATCGTAAGCGACAGAATAGGCGTTGAATTTATAGGAACTTTAGAAGATGACGACATAATTTACACTATGTTAGACCTTGAACAATTCATAGGCAAGGAAATAACTTGGTTAAGCAAAACTACTTTTGAAGACGTAATAGGCAATTATAAAATGGCTAACGGAAAGAATTATCTACCTAACCAAATGACAAGATTTTGCACTATTGATATGAAGGTTAAACCTATTGCTCAATGGTGCTATGAAAACACGGAAGTACCTGTAGAAATGCGAATAGGATTTAGAGCCAACGAAATGAGCCGCGCTAAAAAAATGATTGAAAGAGAAATAAACGGAATAGAAAACTTTAAGTTTAAAGTAGGAGAAAAAAATGGGCGTAATAAATGGAAAGAACTGCCATATCGAAAGGCTAAATTTCCTTTAATAGAAGACGGAATTTTTAAAGATTCTATTGTTGAATATTGGAAAGACAAGCCTGTACGCTTTGCCTATAGAAATAACTGCGTAGGATGTTTTCACAGAAGCGAATTGTTTTTAAATCATATGAGCCGAAGAAACGAAAAGCAGTTTGATTGGTTCGTAGAAATGGAAAAGAAAAATAATTGTACTTTTAAAAGCGGAATAACTTACGAAAAAATAAAGCACTACAAGACACAAATGGTATTATTTGACGAAGATTTTAACGACTGCGACAGCGGTTACTGCGGACTATAAAAACACGAACTATGGAAGATTACACACTATTTAGAACACAGGTACTAATAAACCACACCTATACAAAGGTTACTTTAAGCCTAGACGAAATAAAGGAAAAGCATCCTGAACGCAAGGACATAATAGATTCTATGACCGAAACAAAACACGAAATACAAGAAATTAGCTTGGTTTACGCTTCACTAGAAAAGGAATATAGGGCAGCAATGCAAAACGCCTTTAGATTAGAACTTGTAAATATGGAACTAAAGCGTAAAATAGAAAATTTAGAACTAGAATTAAAAGCGCGCGACTTATGAAAAAGCTATTTAAGTTTTTAAGATGGATTGAACAGGAAAGAATCAAAGCAATGGTAGACACTAAAACGCCTTTATATTAATGCCACGCTGTAGAAATTGTAAGGAAAAATTCGAAGCCAAACACTTCAACCAAAAGTACTGCCTAGCAGAAGCTTGCGTTCGTGTTTGGGTAGAAGCTGCAAAGGAAAAAAATTGGAAAGCCAAAAAGAAAAAAATGAAGGCTGAATTAATGACCTTGAGCGATTATATGAAATTAGCGCAACAGGTATTCAATAAGTACATAAGAGAACGCGACAAGAATAAGCCCTGTGTAAGCTGTGAAAAGCCTTTAGGCGCTAAATTCGATGCAGGACACTACTACAGCACAACGCATAAAAACACGACATTTGACGAAGAAAACGTTCACGGACAATGTGTAACCTGCAACCAACATAAACACGGAAACTTATTGAACTATCAAATAGGAATAGCCAAGAGAATAGGAGCAGACAAAGTAATAGAACTCCATATCAAAGCTCACGAAACAAAGAAATGGACTATAGAAGAAGTAAAAGAAATAATAGCAACTTACAAACAAAAAGTAAATGAGATTCGAAACAACTAAAGACCTGAAGCGAGAATACGAAGCAATGAATTTTTTTTGCCAAAAGTATAATTTAGATTTTAAGAAATTAGATGAAAACGATGTAGACTTTGAACTACAAAAAGACGGAAAAATAATAGGCTACGTAGAAATTAAAGGCAGAAATAAAACAATAAAAGAAGCCTATCCTTTACCTATAGCCTGCAGAAAGTTAGTAAAGCTATGCGATAAAAAACTGAACCCTGTAGTTATATGGGCTTGTTACGATGGTTTAATAATTGGGAAAATAGAACAGCTTGAAGGAATGACAAAAATAGGCGGAAGAACACCAAGAAAAGGTAGCACAAACGACATTGAATTAATGACTTATTTTAACAAAAGCGAAAAATTTATTGAAATTACTTATTAGTTTATTCGGATATAATTATTATATTTGTATAAATTAAAATTCACACTATGAAAAACCTATTTAAAGCGCTTGCGGCTTTTCAGCAAGAAGCCCCTGTAATTCACAAAGGAACAAAAGGCTATGGCTACAGCTACGCAGACCTTCCTGCAATTTTCGAAGTAATTAATCCGCTACTAAAAAAACACGGACTAGGATTCACACAACTACTAAACACCAACGAAGAACGTCATTATCTAGTTACTGTACTTTTCCACGTAGAAACAGGAGAACAAATACAAAGCAGTACTTTAATTCCTGAAGTAGAACTAAAAGGAATGAACACTTTCCAATCGTTTGGAAGCGGTGTAACATACTTTCGTAGATACGCGCTTTCTTCTGCACTTGGAATAATAACGGACAAAGACACGGACGCTGCAGGCGAACAAGTAAAAAATAGCAAGCCTAAAATAACAAAGGAACGTTTTAACAAGGCTTTAGAAGCAGTTAAAGCAGGTTCTTATCCAATGTCTGAACTTATAGAAAAGTTTGACCTAGACACGGAGCAAATGCAAATAATTAAAAAAGCGTAATTATGAAAATAAGATGCTCAAGCCTAGGTAAATTAATGACTGCTTCGCGTTCAAAAACGGAGCAGTTATCTAAAACAACTAAATCGTATATTCAGGAACTTGTTCTAGAACATAAATACGGAATAAAAAAGGAATGGTCTTCACGCTATACCGACAAAGGAAACGAATGCGAAGAAGATTCTATAACGCTTGCTAACGAAGTTCTAAACGTTGGATTCATTTACAAGAATGAAGAACACTTCCAAAATGATTACATTACTGGCACTCCTGACGTAAACACGAACGAAGTTTTACTAGACATAAAGACAAGCTTCGATGGCACTACTTTCCCTTTCTTTGAAGATGAAATCCCTAACAAAGATTACTACTATCAACTGCAGGGCTATATGTGGCTTACAGGCAAAGAAGAAAGTCTTCTAGTATATTGCTTAACAAACACGCCTAGCGAAATCGTAGAAGACGAAATCAGGCGCGTACATTGGAAAGAACACGCAATAGAAGAAAGCGAAGAAATAAGGCACTATGTAGAAGCCAAGCATAACTTCGACCACATTCCACTAGAAAAGCGCGTAAAGGTCTTTAAAATACAAAAAGACGAAGCTGTAATAGAAGCTATAAAAGAAAAAATAGAACTAGCTAGGGAATACTATAATAAACTAATAGAAACAATTTAAAACAAATAACAATGGAACAGAAACAAAACACAGGCGCAATCTTTAAGAATAATAAAAAAGAAAAAGAAACGCATCCTGACTATAGAGGAACAATAAACGTAGACGGCGTAGAAAAAGAAATAGCGTTATGGGTGCGAACAAGCCAAAAAGGAATGCAATACTTTAGCGCTGCAATTAGCGAACCTTACGTAGCCGAAGAAAAAAACGAACCTAAAAAAGAAGTAAAAAATAACGGCTTCAACGACTTACCTTTCTAAAATGATTACAATGTTTATAGATGACTTTACACTACGTAAAATGCTGAAGGAAATCCTAAAAAAAAAGAATCGTTACCAAATAATAAAGGAAATACGAAAAACAGGAGAAAAGATTCAGCACGTACAAATAGACAAATTTTTATTAGAAAAAGACGTAAGCTTAAGCACCTTAAAGAAGATAGATAAATACGTCTGCAGATTTTACTACGAAGAAGGAACAGCGCCACAATATTAGGCGCTTTTTTTTATCCACAACTTATTGTTTAAAAACTCGTCAATACAATGTTTAAAAAATAATCATACATTTGTATAAATGAAATGGCTAGAAAAAGTCGCTGAACATCATAAAGACTACGTTGAAGTGGTTCGAAAGTTTGGCGAAACATTTTTAGCAGAAGACATAGTGCAAGAAGCATATTTAAGAATGCTAAAATACTGCAAGCCTGAAAACATAATAACAAAAGGCAAAGTAAATAAATCCTACGTCTACTTTGTAATTCGAAACATTTACATAGACTACTTGAAAGAACGCGACAAATACCAAATAGTAAGTATTGAAAACTTGCACTATTTAACAAGCGAAGAAGACGAGGAACAAAAACACGAAGCCTATTTAACGATCCTAAACAAAATAAAAGAAGAAAGCTGTTCTTGGCACTGGTACGACAAGCGCCTTTTCGAAATTTACAAGGATTCAGGAAAGTCAATAAGGCAATTAAGCAACGAAACAAACATAAGCGTTAAAAGCATATTTCAAACGCTTAAACACTGTAAGCAAAGAATTAAAGAAAATGTAGGCGAAGATTACACCGACTACAAAAACAAGGAATACGAATTAATAATTGAATAATGGAAAAAAAAACAACAAAAACAACGACAAGAAAAAGACGAACAAAGAAAGCAGAAGGACTAGGCGATTCTGTAGAACAAGTATTAGAAGCTTCAGGATTATCGAAGGTAGCCAAGTTTATACTAGGCGAAGACTGCGGATGTGAAGAACGAAAGGCAAAGCTTAATAGAATGTTTCCATACAAAAAGCCTAACTGCCTACTCGAATACGAATACGAATTTTTACACGACTTTTACAACCGCGAAAGACAAAACACTATTTCCGTAAGTCAACAAAAAGTATTAAGTGAAATCTACCAAAGAGTATTTAACCAAAGAGTACAAATGTCTTCAAGCTGTGGTTCTTGCTGGCGCGACACAATAAGCAAGCTTAAAAAAGTTTACGATGAATACGGAGAATAAATACTTCATTTTGGACAGCGGAGAAAATATGCACCACTACGCTAAAATGATCATAGAAAAGCTACAGAAAGACGGACTACACTTTCTACACTTTGAAACAGATAGCGAAAACTTATTTTGCTGCGAAGAAGTAGACGAAGACGAATTCTTAAATTTATTTAGATTAAGCAACCTTAAAACAGAAGAATAATGCCAATACCTGAACCACGAAAAGACGAATCACAAAACGAATTTATGAAGCGCTGTATGATAAATGAAACAATGATAAAAGAATACGATATAGAGCAACGTGCAGCAATCTGTAGAAGTCAATACGAAAAGAAACTAGAAAAACACGAATCAAATGGCAAAAACAGGCAGACCTAAAAAACTACAAGACCCAAAAGAACTAGAAGACATATTCAAAGACTACAAGAAAGTAGTAAAGAACAACCCTAGAATAAAATACGTATTAAGCCAAAGAACAGGCGATATGATCCCCGAACCACTAGAAACACCACTAACAATGGAAGGCTTTGAGATATTCTGTTGGGATAGATACAACTTCACAGTAGAACATTATTTCAGGAATACTAATAAAAGTTATGAAGACTTTTGCGCCGTCTGTTCGCGTATAAGAAAAGAAATACGCAAAGACCAAATAGAAGGCGGTATGGTAGGACAATACAATCCAAGTATTACACAACGCCTAAACGCCTTAAAAGAACACGTAGAACAAACAAATATAGAACAGCCACTTTTTCCCGATGTTAGTAAGAACAACCGCGATAAACAAGATTCTTAATTTAGAAAAACGGATTAAGATTATTCAAGGCGGAACAAGTGCAGGTAAGACTTTCGGAATTCTGCCTGTACTGATTCATATAGCTGCAGACTATCCAAACACGGAAATAAGCGTAGTAGCAGAAAGTATTCCGCATTTAAGAAGAGGTGCTTTAAGAGACTTTGAAAAAATAATGAAGTCAATAGGCAGGTGGTTTCCTGAACGCTTCAACAGAACGCTACTAAAATACGAATTCTTCAACGGAAGCTTCATAGAATTTTTTAGCGCAGACGATTCAAGTAAATTAAGAGGTGCAAGACGCGACATTCTATATATAAACGAATGTAATAACATAAGCTTCCAAGCCTACAACGAACTTGCCATACGAACCAAGAAAGAAGTATATCTAGACTTTAACCCTGCAAACGAATTTTGGGTACACACCGAACTAAAAGACGAACCCGATGCTGACTTTATAATTCTAACCTACAAAGACAACGAAGCACTAGACGAATCAATAGTACAGCAAATAGAAAAGAACCGCGAAAAGGCGAAGACTTCTTCTTATTGGGCGAATTGGTGGAAGGTTTACGGCGAAGGACAAGTAGGAAGTCTTGAAGGCGTAATATTTAGCAATTGGCAACAAATAGACAAACTGCCAAACGAAGCGCGTTTAATTGGAATAGGATTAGACTTTGGCTACACGAATGATCCTACAGCGATTATAGAAGTTTACAACTACAACGGCAAGCGAATACTAAACGAACTAAAATATCAAACAGGAATGTTAAACAGCGACATCGCTAAAGTGCTTCCTAATAACGTTCCTATTTATGCGGATAGTGCCGAACCGAAAAGCATAGACGAAATAAGGCGCTACGGAAAGACGATAAAAGGCGTTACAAAGGGAAAGGATTCTATAAACTACGGAATAGACACAATGCAACAGCAGGACTATCTAGTAACAAAAGACAGCATTAATCTAATCAAAGAACTGCGTTCCTACATTTGGGACACGGACAAGCAAGGCGTAAAACTAAACAAGCCTATAGACCACTTTAACCACGCCATTGATGCGCTACGCTATCACGAAATGGAAACACTTGGAATAGGTGCAAATTACGGCACTTATAACATTAGGTAATACAAAAACACGAAAAATAAGTTATAAATATATGAAGTTCAATCTAACACTTCCAACATCCTTAAACGAAATACCTTTAAGCAGGTATCAAGAATTCCTTAAACTACAAAAGAAGTCAAACGACGAAGAATTTGTAGCACAAAAAATGGTAGAAATATTCTGCGGCATAGAACTGAAAGACATAGCAAAAATAAAGCTTACAGACCTGAACGAACTAATAGTACACTTCACAAAGCTATTTGAAGAAAGGCCACAACTACAAAGAACGTTCAAAATAAAAGACATAGAATTTGCTTTTATTCCGAATTTAGAAGAAATAACATTCGGAGAATACGTAGACTTAGAAAACTATTTACAGGATTGGGAAAACTTCCACAAGGCTATGAGCGTAATGTTTAGACCAATCAAAAAGAAGACAGGCAAAAATTACGAAATCACGGACTACGAACCGAATAAAGATATGCAAGACCTTATGAAGTTCGCACCGCTTGGTGTATGCATAAGCGCCTATGTTTTTTTTTGGAATTTAGGAAGCGAATTATTAACAGCTACAATGAATTATTTATCACGCGAGATGAAGAAGAACAAGATAATTTCAGCGACTTCACAGAACGCGGACAATTCAATAAAAGATGGGGGTGGTATGGAAGTATTTATGGAATCGCTAAAGGAGACATCACAAAGTTTGACCAAGTTACAAGACTTCCGCTTACTCAATGTCTTACCTATCTCATCTTCGAAAAACAAAAAAACCAAATCGAAAACAACGAAATAAGAAAAGCATATAGAAAATGACAGGCTACTACGACTTAATAACACGAATAAAAGAACACTTTGAAGCAGACCCTATAGTGAA